ACTATAATCAGTAGTATTAAACGTCATAGCATTAGCTGTGTTAGCTGTTACCGTATGTGAAACTGTATCCTGAAACGCACCATAAGGAGTAGATGACATTGATGATAGCGATGTCCAACCATATGATGTATATACCCATGCGCCTTCATAAGTAATGCTTGGTAAAATAGCATTAGCAAAATAGTAAATCTTGCCGATATGTGGCTTGTTTGGAAGAGCTGTCAATATGCTTAAATTACCTAGATCATCAGCCTTGTAATTGACTGATGTTAGCTGTCTAACTAAATACTCTTTAAGTTCTGGTGATGTTGTAAAAGGAGGTTGTTCCATTATCTCACCCCATTAATTACATATTCTATGTCCAAGCCACTTAAAGTAAATGGCAGTAAACCAGTTGACTTTATGCGCCATGACAAGAGCTTTCCGGTAGTCCTAATATCCACTTTACGCATAGTCTTAGGATTAAATAATACTTCTGGCTTCCAACGTACTGCACCACCTACAAAGTCCTGTGATCCTAATTGTATACTAACTGATTCATTAGATGTTAAGTGTGGGTATACACTTTGTGTTGTTGTTACCACTTCCTGCCCTTCTAAGGCAAAACTAAGACGTTCTAGCAACGTATTTTGAACAGTAGTGTTATCGTCTAGTTCTAGTGAAACTATTGCACTATTGACGTTATTTGTACTTACAACAGTCTTAGAGAATACCGATGTTGGATCATATGTCCAAACCCTTGAAGATGTGTCCCAAGTATCAGATGTATTGCTCCACAATAAAGGCACAGCAAGATTCACGCCAAAGGCTAACCCTGTTGTAGTGTTTGGTATATTACGAATAGATGTAGTGCCGTCAACATAATTAAATATAAACGCAATGTTAGGTAATGTATTACCTACTTCTGGCACACAGAACCAAATCTCTTTAGTAATCGGATTTGTTAAAGCAAATGAATTAGCATAATAAGTAGAATCAATGTTTGTTGTTAATCGTGTTTTTAACTGTTTATTTAAAATAGACTGTATAGAGTTACCGTCATTAGATAGTATGTCACCATCAGATAAGAAGTAATGAACGCCATTTGCTTCTGCTAAGCAGTTCTTGGCTAATAATCCATGATTTGCAGATAATACCTGACGCTGCCAAACAAACTCACCGCCAACATAATTTAGTATATTGATGCCTCGCTCTGAATAAAGCACAAAAGCATCACGCAATGTCTTGCCGTCAATCAATGCGCCCATATCACCACCAATAGATGCCTTTCCAGCTATAGATGCTAAGTCTGTTTCGTCCCAAGTGTACGGCAGACCATTTACATCAGCAGGATGACTCCATCGGTAAGTTGATGGCAAAATAGTTCCAGCTTCTGAAAGGTTTAAAGCAAACAAGAAGTCTTTATGAGAACGTATAATATCAGCACTATAGCCCATTGCTTGCCAAGTGCTACCAACTTTAAAGTTAAGTGGTTGAAGTATCTGTGCGGTTTGTTGTGGCGACCAATATTCTGGATAATGCTGTTTGTTATTAAATATTGGTATGCTTCCAAGCAAACAACTATGCCAGAATAGTTCACCATTTGTACTAATGCCTGGATAACCTGTAGCCGATGTAATATTAGTCCATGACGCTCCATTATACGCCCATGCTGAGGACTGCCCTATTAACACATAGAAACTACCACTAGCTCCCAATATTGGCTGAATTACACCTGCTTTAAAGTTAGATGGTGGAGTGGCTAATGTCTTAGACATGTTAAAGCCAACGATTTTATTATTTAATAACCTAAAGTTTGTGCCGTAGGTAAATACTTCAGGCGGTAAATCACAAGGTTCTAAATCAAAATTAACATTTTGCATACCCAAATTATTAATTTTTAATAATGTCATAGCAATTTACCTTGAGTAGCTAATAATAATTGTTGGCTTGTTTGGTTAGCTGAAGTCATCTCATTCCTAAAACTTTCAACCGCTGCACTGGTGCTTCTTTGTTGCATAGAATTTTCAATTAACAGCATTGGCAACCATGCAATAGCACAACTTTTTTCATCTACTTGCTCACCTGTATTAGGGTTAGTTCCGGCTAATGTTTGAAACCATGCACAACGATGGATTGCTCCATCTTTTATCTCTTCGCATTTAGCCCCAAGGGGGCATGTTAAAACTGTTTTAATCTCCATCAGTTTTTAGAACAGATAATCATATCAATATATCTCGGAGCCCAATTAGCAGCACTGCCGTTTGTTGAAATTGAACCTGATGGCGTACCTGCAGAAACAGATGTTATGTTTGCATAACCTGTTGATGTTCCTTGAGCGGGGTTGTTTTGTCCACTTCCACCGGGAGCCCAATATCCTCCACCACCTGTTGTTAAGGCATTAACGGTATGTTGATGTCCAGAATCACTATGTGTATGTGTTCCCAAGGCGTTACCAGTAAATGTATGGGTATGTGATGGCACTGTGTCATTAAATGTAGGGTTGTCAGTACCTGCAACACCACCTCCAGCAGTGTCAACAACTCTAAGCATACGGTTATTAGCGTTATCAGTAATATCTTGCGTCCAACCTGTAGGAGCTGCTGCTTGTGCAAATGGTATTCTTGTTCCAGATGCAAAATAAAAGTTTGTCAATCCATGCAAGGCATTTATTTCTGCCTCAGTTGCTGTAATCGGTATAGCAAAACCTGATCCAGCAGAACCAGGAAACTGTGCCTGTAGCACTGACTTAATTAAACGTAAGTGGTCATCACCTTGATTGACTGGATCAGAACTTGTTGGATTTGATGTAATAAAACTTGATATAGTTGAGCCTGTTTCTAAACCCATAATATTTACCCTGGGAAAGTAGTTAAAGAAGTACCTGACCAAGTAGACTTGGAATCATTGTTTGTTATTTCACTTAATGCTTGATTAAATCTAGCGTCCCACATAGTAGCTGAGTTTGCATCTTTAACAAAACTGTTAATCTCAACTAACAATCCAAAAATATAAGTATCTGGATTAGACTCTGACAACCAATTTGTAGTAACGCTGGAAGATAGTGGTGGCAATGTTTGAAAGTAATTAATCTCTAGTGAGTGAGTATTATCATAAAAAGGTTGCACATGAATATCGCCTGATATAACTGTATAACATGGAAATTGTGTTTCACCATTGTTAATAATATTTGCCATCTGTTCTGGATTGACTTGTAGCAAAGTTACTCTGCTTTTTGAATTATTATTGTTAATAACATTAATAGAACGCATAACAGAATAGTTGATTGGCAATGAATAATATTCAGTTGTACTGTTCATTGGTGTTGTAGCTCTGCATGACATATCAAGCGTCATAAGAAGCCTATTAATACGAGCCTCAGTAACACGCATAAATAGATCAATGCGAGATGTTACCTCTGTATCTTGCCTATCAGCATAACCAAGCGTTAAACTTACAATGTCTGCATAATTCATTTTTTAATTCCAAGTTGCAGTTGGTGGTGTTTGTTTTGTCCATACTGATGAAGTATTATCGTCCTGACAAGTCCATACATCAACAAAATCCTCTCCTATCTCCCAGTCTCCAATAAATATCTTTCGTCTTGATGTAAAGCCTACATAATTATATTCACCATTAATGGCATAGACTTTAAAGGCTTTAAGTAAACTTGCATTATTTCCTGTATAGTTATAAACGCCATTTAACGCTGTCATTGTTTGCGATGAAACAGAATTCATGCCTGTATAAGCATAAGTTCCATGTAATGCGTTTAAAATCCTATTAACCAGTAAATCTGATGTTAATCCTATATAGGTATAAGATTTATTTTGTGTTACTAAATCAAGTCCAGCAAAAGGCAATTCTGAAAAAGCAACCGTCCTATTTACTGCGCTTGATGCTGTTAAGTTTCTATTAACAAGTAAACTGCTTGCCGATCCTGTGTAATTATAAACACCATTTAATGCAGTTATGCTTCTATTATTAAAAATATTAGCGTCTAATCCTGCGTATAAATAATTCCCATACGATGTTGTATCATGCTCAAAATCAGCAAATGGAGATTGCGCAAATGCAGTTAGCCCAAACATTATTTAGTTATCCCACAGTTATTATCCACTACAAACTTTTGACATAATTTAGCATACTCTGCTACTTGGTCTGCTCGGTAGGCTTCAGACTTGAGAAATTCCGTAAGTTCGTTTGAAAGTTCGTATCTATTTTCATCGGTACCAGCAAGGGTGTTGGTATTATCACCTTTTGTTGGGGTGCAACTACTACTCTTCCTACCGCTGTCGTACATGCGCTTAGAAGCAAAAGAATCGTGCTGACTATTAATTGCGTTAATCGCTGATACATTGGCGTCCTCCAAATCTTTATTTACTTTAATGGCTTCTTCATGAGCTTTGGTAGCCTCCTCAGTCAGCGCCGCAAGCTGTAGTTCTGCTTCTCTATTCTGTGCAACTATGCTGTCAGACATGTGCTGAATTTCAGCTTTACTTATCTGGTGCGAAACACCATAGCCAGAAACAAAACTTGCAACAAGGATGGCTATGATTATATATGGCATCAGTCTTTCAACATCACGCCAAGACCACCAGCAACCCCGCCAGCAAGTAATAAAAGTTGGTCTATAGGCTTACCTAAGAATATGAATACACTCCCTATTACAGCAGTTGCGACCCATATAATGCCTCGTTTTGTAGAAGCCTCAGACCATTCTATTTTCATACTAGCCCTAATAATTCTTTAAGCTCATCAACACTAAGCCCTGCATTGGCTAACTTCTCAGCTGGGGTTAGTTCTGGTAAAGGTTCTTGTACTACAGGTGGGTTAGGGTCAGTGAAAGCACCATCAGCATAAGTCCAACCTATTTGACCTTCTTCAGAAGCTAAAGCAATAACATCTTCTAAACCTTTAGGACAACCAGTTTGTTCAGTTTCATATTCAATAACATTGACCACAACATTGTCTTTTAAGATAATGTGCCGTATTAGATTAAACATAATATTCCTCCACTATAATGATTCCTGAACCGCCAGCTCCACCTGCAGCAGCATTACCTCCTGTACCTGCTGCACCTGCTGTACCTCCGGCACCTATAGCATACGAATAAGTAGCAGAAGGAGAAGCTATTAAAGACATTAAATATCCAGCACCTCCGCCACCATTACCACCATAAATAGTAGCTATAGCATTACCACCAGCTCCACCACCACCCCCTGCGCCCGTATTGCCCGGAGCTGATTTACCAGCAGCTATATAAGCCCCACCAGCCCCACCGCTACCGAACGGGGTGCATCCTCCTGCAGACCCTATACCATTAGTAACAGTTCCCCCAGTTGTAGATAAACTTCCATCATTAGCCGCTCCTCCAACTATCCCATACCCTGAGCCAACACCTAAAGTAAAAGAACCACCACCACCGCCAGTTCCATAAGGTTGCGATGGTGCGCTCCCGCCATTTGCAGTATTAGCGCCAAAAGTAGTATTACCTCCAGCCCCTCCAATACCCCAACTACCAGTACCACCGCCACCACCACCACCACCACCACCAACCATAGTGACTTTAATAGCCTTACAGTTAGTCGGTAGAGTGTATGTGCCTGAACCTGATGTAAATACTTGGACTGTGTGGGGAACGGTTGTTAAGCCTGTACCGCCATTGGCTACGGGGAGTGTTCCTGTTACGCCTGTAGTTAAAGGCAATCCTGTTACGTTAGTACCAACAAAAGCAGCAGGAGTTCCAAGACCTATAGCATTATTACTAGCATCTAGCCAAACGCCTTTCTCAGCAGGATAAGTTACAAATACATCTTTAACACCAGCGGTAAATACAACTAAAGCTCCACCATTAGAAGATGCTAAGACAGTAGTACGAGCAAGTGTATTGCCAGAACTTGAATAAGTACCAATACCAGCTTCCCAGTTAGAACCAAACTGATCTGAAATACAGTAATAAGTAGTATTGCCATTGCCAACAACAGAAAAAGGCTGAAACCCAATGCTAGAGCCTAATAAGGTAGCTGATCCTGTGCCTACAACAATAGTTGTTTCCTTAACACGATCTTTTAATGCAAGAGCCATTATAATTCCTTAAGTTATTTGAAACACGCCATTGACTGAATCAAGAACAATTTGCACTGTTTCAGAAGCAGAAATAAGTTGGCTTGAACCATAATCCCAAAAACCTATTGGAATATTAAGTGTTGAGTTATAAAGAATCGCATAGCGATAGGTAAATCCTGCTCCTGTAGCTGTCCAAATAGCTGGACTTGCAAGCACAAGTTTGAATATTCCAGCAGACTGAGATGATGATGTGGTAGCACAAGTATTTCCACCAGCAGTATATCCACCAGCAGTAGGCAAGTCTGTTGTGCCAGCTACAAAAGTAGTATCAGAAATGTTGATAGTATTTGCTAATGCTACCTTCCAAACATCTGTTCCTGCATTTGTGCCTTCTACCAGTGACTCAACTCCAGCAGTGTATTTTGTGTAAACCGATATAGCCATTATAATTCCTTACATCAATAATAAGTCAGCTTCTAATTGCCTTCTTTTAACTAAACCATTAAGAATAGTTCCATTACTCTTATTCCATTTCTTGATTTCTGTTGATGCAGAAACCCAGTTACCTTTATCAACCCTTAGTTTTAATGTTGATTTATTGTAATTCGTTATGCCTAAATTATAAACAAAATCCGCTATTGCAGCTTGTTTTTCCATATTAGCAGTTGCTAGTATTGGTGAAGCCTTAATCGCCTCATTAAAAGCCTGTAATGCGGTTTTAATTATATCTTCATCTGCTTGTTGTTGTGTCCATACCATTCCTTCTTTAACACCTTTGGTTTGTCCATAACCAATAGTCCATATTCCTGCTGGACATTTATATGCTTTTAATTTGCAACCTTCACTATCTTTAATGAGTTTAATTAATATCTCTAATGCACTCATTAACCTTTACCAAATACATAAGCTATAACAGCAAAGATAGCACCGACAGCAAATACAACACCACCAAAAAAACCTTTATTGTTTGCAGAGTCTTTTTTAAGTTCATCTAATGCTAAAAATATTCTATCTGATCTTCTGCGTGAATCTTCCAGCTCTTTGTGCAGTTCTTGGGTAAGTCCTTCAATCTTTTGCTCTACTTTTGCCACTCTACAATTAAGGTCTGTCACGATTCCTTACCTTTTTTATGAAGTTAAAGTTATATTAATGACAGTACCAACTGCTACTTTTGTGTAAGCAGTTACACTTTGAGCTGTAACTAGACCAGTTGTTAATGTTACCGTTCCTAATTTTAAACTTGCTGACAATAAAGCATTGGTTGCTTGTGCAAGTGTCATTCCTATTAATAATGGAGTTACTACTAATGGTTTAGCTCCTGTTTTTAAAGATAACCGACCACCGTCTGGGTTTTTCTTACCAACAAATACACTACTAGGTAACTCTAAGAACTTTTCCATTAGTGACTACCTTGAACTAGGCACATCTTCCCTTCTGTTGACTTTAAAAATCTGTTCATCTCTTGACCTGCAATTTGGCTGTCTGGACTGTTAAGATCGTATCCATCTCTTAATGCTTTCTCAAACATAATGAATGGTATAGATGCTACCATACGCCCAAAAGATTCGCCACTTTGTTTACCTAAATCATGTAAAGCACCTTGATTCTTTCTTAACTCAGCATTGCGTTCAAGGATAATCTTTTCAGTAGGTTGTGTTGTAACATGAGTAACTGTATTGCTTTGAGCATCATAGTGCATGTCACTTTTAATTACACTATCCATTGCTTACACCTTTTGAACGTAATCTGATAATGCTTCTGCTTCTGCTAAAGATACTTCACCTTCAGCGTTTGGTGCAATAACACCACTTTCAAAACTAATTGGATCAGTCCAAATATTTTTAACTTTGACTGTTTTTGGTTTTACTTCTTTTACTACTTCTTTTGTTGTAGCCATGTTTATTCCTCAGATAAAAGAAAGCCCACCTGTTACAGTGGGCTATCAATATTAAGCAGTTACAGCAGATGCAATGGTAATGTCACCAATGATTGCATGTGACTTCTCAGTGTTGCATATCAATGTCCAATCAACAGACATTTGACGGTTTTCTGCAAGACCAGTTTTAGCTAATTCTTCAGTTCTATAGCCTTTTAAGTAAGACATAGCCAAGTATGAAGGATCAAGGATAAACACGTCAGCAGATACGCCAGAAGAAGCATAAACACCAGTTGTAGAACCAGCAGTACCAGTGTAAGGAATTTGCAAACGGTTTGGAACTAATTTCAAAGTACCAAAGTCAGTTACAAATACGTTTACAGCACCCATCGCAGTTGCAGCAGAAGCAGATTTACCTTGATCTGACATCAATGTTGCTACACGAGCAGATGAAGTAAATAAATACTCGCTGAATCTACGAATAACGCCAGGTACTGACATCATGATAGTTGGGTCACCGCCTTGTGAGTAAACAGATTGAACTGCATCACGCACAAGAGTTTCAGTCAACGCTCTAGCAGTACCATAAGTACGTTTTAGAGTTACACCTGAAGATTGGAAACCACCGATTGCGCCAGTTGCACCAGCTGAGAAGTTAGTAGTCAACCAAGATGGCAAACCACCAGCATTACCAGCAGCAGAGCCAGTATCAGCAAAAGATGCTTGGTTAGTCAAAGCAATAGCCTCAACGTCACGACGCAACTCTTGTTGTCTACGCATCATTTGGTAACTCAATTCTTTAGTACGACCAATCACATTAGAAGAATCTGCTCTGAAAGATGTACGAACAACTTTAGTAGAGATTTGGTGATGGTTACCAACTCTTAAGCCAGTAACAGTATTGTTACCTGAAGCATCTGAGCCGTCAATAACAGCGTTAGTTAAGTTTGGTGCAGCAAGTGCATCAGTAGTCCACTCTTTGTATGGATTGCCTGAAGTTTCAGTGCCAATCGCATCAGTAAATGGTAATGGGATTTTAGAAATATCCCAGATTTGGTTCATTACATCTTCACGGATTAAACCGCCACGAACAACACCTTTAAGTGTTGCTGCATCTAAGTTAGCTGTACTCATTTCGATACCCTTTTAAAAAAAATTAATTATATAAACCGCTTAGCAATTCTGCAACAGCGTCTGTTTCAGCATTACGTTTTTGATACCCTTGTGAAGACTTTGCAGTCTTTGTGAGTCTGTCAAGTTTAGTAAGTGCTTTTGTTGTTTTGCCTGTACTTTTTTGATACTTAGGAACTTGCACATCAAGTTTTGTTTTCGCAGTCTTAACACTAGACCTGTACTTCATAGCATCTTTAATTACTTCAAGTACTCTAGCATCTTGTATGTTTGAAAACTCTTCTTGTGTAAATCCATAAGCATCAGCTGCAAAATCAGTCATTTCTGATAGAGCCTTTCTAAATACTTCAGGTTTTGCCCATGAAGGATTTTTCTCTAAGACCTTATCAGCCTGACTTTTGACATACTCTTGCTGCATTGCTTGTTGCTCTGCAGTCATCTGTTGAGTTACACCATTCTGTTCTTGACTTATAGCATTAGTTATCTGATCAATTTCAGATTGCCTAAAATTAAAATCTTGAACAGCAGCTGCATATTCACCTGGATTTTCAACTCTTAATCTATTCCAATCAAGTTTTGTATATTCAGATAATAAATTAGTTTTAAGGTGTCCTACTAAAGCATTTGCAGTTTCAATTTTTTTAGAATATTCATTAGCAACAGCAGTTTTAATTTCATCAAATTCTTTTCGCTGATCTGCTAAAAGTTTAGATTTATTAGTGTTGCTTTTATTGCTTTGATATCCTGCTATTAAGTCTTTGACTCCAACGGTAGTTGTTTTGCCATCAACTTTTACATTAATGCCTGATAGATTACCATCTTCATCCAGTACTACATTTTTTTCATCTATACCTAGTGTTTTAGCCCAGGTAACATCTTCATCAGATTCATCTGAGTCATCATCTTCAGTTTCATCTGTGTCCTCTTCTTCCTCTGTAACTTCATCCTCGTCTTGAGTAGAATCGTCTGGTTGGGTATCAGCCTCCTCAGATTCTTCAATATGTTTCTTTTTTGTTACAGATGGCTTTTCTGGCTCACCTGATAGCAGGTTAGCAATTTGATCCACCATGTTTACGCTTCCAGCTTCGCTTAATAACTCTGCCGTTGAAGTAGTATTTTGGTCATCATTCATATTTTATCTCACTCTTCACTAAGTTGTTTAAATGCAAGTTGTCCTGTTTCTATATCTCTAAGTATAATTTCTTCCAAAGCTTTTATTGCAGTTATTTGATATTTTATAATTAAAATATTATCAGTAGTAAGATCATTTATATATAACTGTTTAGCAACACTACTTTGAAATTTATCAAAGTAGTCTTTTAGATATATGTCATAAGCTTGCTGTGCTCTATTGCCTATATTCACTTCTTCGTGCAATATATGGTCTATATCTTTATTCATGATTTTCTTTTTGATCCTCATCTGTTATATCTTCATTAGACATAAAATTTTGGTCTTGATCTGTTTTAGAAGTTGCTTCTAATTTAGTCAATTCCAATGCAGTTTTCATAGATAATTCATCATATTTAAATTTCATTTCAGCTAATGAATTTTGAGCACTTTCAATAATTTTAGCTTGTGCAAGTTCTGATTTCAATCTTTCAATTTCATTTACAAAAGTTTGTTTTTCCATTTCACGTTGGTGTTTACCCAGTTCAACTTGTCCTTTTAATTGCACATTAGCCATTTGAGCTTCTGCAGTAGTAGTGGCAGACTTTGCAATCTCAGCTTGTTGCCTTATTTGCTCCATCTCTAACTGTTGTTGCTGTTGCTGTTGTTGCTGAGAACCTTGTGATGCTTGTTGTTGGGCTTGCTGACCTTCCTGTGAAGAAGGATCAATAAAATATTTGTTGGCACCATTAAGTCCTGAAAACTTACAGAAGTCATCAAGTGTTGCATATATTTTAACTGGATTTGTTAATGCTTGGCCAGGTGTTGCAATTATTTGAGCTTGTATTTGCTGTATCTGCTGAATAGCAGCTAATTTAGCTCTAACATCGCCAGTACCTGTTCCTACACGTACTGAACTCTTTGTACGTTTTGGCCATTCTGATGGATTAACTTTAACCCATTGGCCACGATATTGAAAGTCTTGTATTGTATCAACATGTTGTGTTACTATGTCACGAATCTTATTGCATAGTGGTTTAATACCAGTTTCACATATAACACGAATAATTAATCCAATTAATTCTTCTTTAGCAGTCATCATTCTCTCAACACCTTGAGAGCCTACTCTATCACCTATATTCTCTGGTGAAGCAGTGCCATCAGCAGATACACCTATACGACCTGCCTTAACCTCATCAAGATACTGCATCATACTAAAAGCTGCATCACCAATTTGTGGCGTAGCTAGTGGTTGTATTGCATCTAGTCGTTTAGCTCTAATGAGGCCACCAGGACGAGAGACAAGAAGGTCATCAAGATTAACTTGACCTTCAAGAATAACATTTCGTTGATTATTTTGTAGGTACATATTATCCATAATGTTTCGGATAATTGCTGTTTTATTGTCTTGAATCTGTTTAAGTCTATCATATACTGACAACCCTTGAAACTTGTGTGACATTAAAATGGCAGTTGTGGCAATCCAAGGACTGCTATCAATAGATTCAATACTAAGTATTTTTGTAGGAGGCTCTACACCTGCTACAGTTATTTTCATAAGTTCTGCTATACCTGAACCATCCATGTCAAGTTTCATATAGCACTCACCAATCTCAACTAACTTATTAGCGTCATCTTGTGAAAGTGTAGAAGGTATCAGTGTTGGTTCATTTTGATAGTTAAAACGGTATGATGAACGTATTAAGTCAGATGATGCAATATCTTCAATTTCAGATTGTTTAAATCCTTCTTCACGTAAATCTGATAATGATTTGTTAACTATCTGAGCTGTAAATCTAGCATTTGATAAGTCAATAGAATTATGTTGTGAATTAACTCTAAATTCTTCAGGTGCTACACCATCAATTTTTACACTGCCATCTCTGTTAGTAACAGATAGTTTGGCATCATATATTACTTGTGGTTGCCCTTGCTCATCAATATATTGGTTAGGTGTTAACTGCTTTATCTCTGTATTTTTATCTGCTACAATTATATGCAACTGATCTTCTGTCAATCCAGTATAGTTATATACTTTTGTTTCTACTGATTCTTCATAGTACACTTTAAGCATACCATTACGTTGCATAAGTGCATCTTTTACAAATTGATGAATTAATACAAACCCATCATTTTGTTTCATTAGAACATCATATACATACTCAGATTCTATACTAGCCTGTAATTCATCTGCTTCACTAATTGGGTCAAATACTACCACTTCATTGTTCTGAGTGAATGACTTCATTATTTGAGGCATTATCCACTCAATAGCATCTGCTATATCTGTAGATACTATTGATGAACGACCTTCTTGCTCTGTACCATTTGGCAGGCCAAGATAGTACATAAGCGGGTCTTGCAGCATTGCTGGACTTGAAGTAGTAATATTAGCATTACTAAGTTCATTTGCTATAATAGCAAGAATGTCGCTCTCAGATAGTTTTGCCATAATTATTCGAAAGTGTTATTGAAGCCGTCTATCCACGCCTGATAGGCAGGCACTCCGACAAAAAATGGGTTAGTGCCGACTAGCGCACCTGTTTGTGCTGCCCTACGTCCATCTCCCCAAGCTTTTTGTAGTTTAATAGAATTTTTATACCATTTAGCCATTAGCAACCTTTCTTGCCAGGTTTTGGCATAGGTGGTTTTTTAGGTGTTGATTTAGATTTTGCCATTTTAGTACCCCTAATTTTGAGTTTAATAAGTTGTTTTACTAATTCTTTCTTTTCATGAAAGGTCTTTTCTGGTTTATTTAATATCTCATATTGGTAATTATAAAACATCATATAACACCTAAATTAGAAAGTGTATAATCAATAGGTTTGGAATCAAACCCACCAATAACTCTACTTCCACCTACTGCTCCCAAGAATAAATACTGACAAGCATCAGCAACATGAGAATATCTACCTTTATCTGGTTTATCCATAAAACGTGCTTCACCAGATACTTGCATACGTTTATATTTATAACCGCCTGATAATGCTTTTCTTAAAGTAGTTGCTTTACCAGTTATTAAAAAAGCTGTATTGCCCGCAAAATCCAATCTTTGCATATAATCAGCTACTGCTTCACGTCTTATTGTAAAATCATTTGTGTATGTTGGATATGCTTCAATACCTTGGTTATGTAAGATCATAAATGGTGTAGACTCATCAGTTTGAGCTCTTTGTTCACCAGCAGGATCAGCATATATCTCAACATTTAAAAATTTAGAATATGTTGTATTAAGCTTTTCTCTTAACAACTTACCAAATGACATAGCACCCATATCAAATGTACACAACTCATCAAATATAATCATCCTACCGCTTGTTGTAAGTTGGCCAAATACAGCAGCTGGAGTTAATCCAAAATCTATACCAATATATAATGGTAATTTTGGATCAGCAAAATATGGTTCTTGTGATGAATGAACATCATCTTTGTATTCAGGGAATACTGGTTTGCCATCAGCTATAAATCCATAATTACCATGAACATACACGTTAATCCACTCCTGATCTTTACCACCTTGCATATTGGTATAATAATTTGGTGGTAGGTTACTTATATTTTCAGCTATTCTGCTTGTGCCACTTGGTTGCTTTGCAAGAAAATGATTATCTGGTAAACTCTCTTCAAAAAGTTTATACCACCAATGATCATTATCTGGAGGGTTGGTATCCATTATAATACCGAACCAAGTAGCTCCACCATCTCTCATGTTAGGATAACGACCTACACGACCTTGCAGCATATCTATAATCTGCTTTGGTATTTCTCTTGCTTCATTTACCCAAGAACCAGTTAACTCAAGTGATAGTAACTTCTTTACATCATTTGGTCTATCTAATGCTCTAAATAAAAATTCCGCCTGTACTGTGGTTCCATCTGGCAATTTTTGTATATGAGTAAATTTTAGATTCATAGCAGAAAACACTCCAGTGGATACTGGTATCCAATCATGGAATGTCTGCATTGTTGTATCTAATAATTCTCTATATGTATTCCTTATAATTGCCCATCTTGTTCTCCTAATTCCATCAGGAGAAGGTTTTTGTTCATATGCTTTAATCATAAGATCAACAACACAAGCAACTGATTTGCCACTACCAATTGGCCCCATCAATGCTCTAACAAATTTATTACTCTTGTGAAAACTTCTACAAGTCGGTGATGCTTTATAAACTATATCCATCAGTCCATTACCACTGTAAATGAGAAATTCTTGTTAGCCATGTTTAACTCAGAATCATCTACATTTAGTGGAAACTTATCTGCAAAATGTTTAAGATATATTACCGCTGCTTGAGTGCCACCTGACCTATTGGTCATATTCTGGAACAATCTATCACAAGCAATTTTCTTTGCTTTTGTTCTACCTCTTTTAAATGAAATATAGAACCATCTTAAATCATATTTTGCAGTTGTTATATCACCAATATCAAAACTATCATCCTCTGATTTCATCTTTTCAGCTGTATACAAATCATCCATTGTAAGTGCATAATAATCTAAAACTTCCGCCTCTGATAACCCAATGGCCAATTCTTCAACTTCTGCTAACATATGCAAATCAAAAAACACTAGAGAATCCTCATCACAATTCTCATAGATTCCTTTGTAACCATTGTATTTCTTGTTAGATTCTGTTCCTGTCTTTGGCAATGCCATAATGTTATATAACCTAAGTTGTTGTTTTAATTAATAATTATCCTTAACTGTTTTAAAGGGTAAATATTTTTAATTGCTTATAAGTCTACTATATAATAGCTTGGAAGTAAAGGATTATTTTATAGTGGTGAAGAAAAAAAAAAAAAAAAAATTTTCAGGAGGACAGTCACGTGACACTGACACCTCTGAACCCCCCTGGCCATGTGTAGAAATGTTGGGTGGCTGCTAAGGCAGGTGAAATGTCCAGGTTAATCAACAAGTTACACAGCAGAATATAATAGTCAGTTGCTGTTCACCAATAGAATAATGGTGCTGGGCATGGACACCAACTGCGAGTGCTGACCGCTCTGAATATTCCACAGCCCACCTCACCCTATATACTAGGTGATAAATTTATTTTCACTTTGCTATTTACTTTTGTATTAATTGGGGGATAATACTATTCAAGCCAGAGACTTCTGGTGGTAAACTAAACTAAGGCAACTAAAATGAACGCACAAACTAAAACAAAAGTAAATGGTAACCCAGAAGCCCACGCTGAAGCTGCTGCTAAAGCAAATGCAAAGCGTGCTGAGCGTAAAGCAAGGATGGCTCAAGAAGAGCGTGAGCAAGCCAGAGCGGATGAGAATGTTAAAAGACGTGAGCAAGCCAGAGCTGAACGTGCCAAAGCTGAGGCTGAGGCTGAGGCAAAAAAGAATGAGTCTGGTACTATCAAGGCTGAAGACAAAGCTGAGCTTATAGACTTAGTTAACCAACCTAGAACCAAAGCTGAGATCAAAGGTTGGTTGCTCTTCAAAGGCTATACTGCTAAGGTTGCTATGGCTATACTAGAAGAGTATATGCCAAAGGCTGAAAAGTCTGAGCGTGCTAAGTCACTGAGGGATAAATTGTGGGCTTATTGCTCAACTTCAATCATGACTGATGAAGATTTTGACTCACTGATGTCAACTGGTACACCTAATGAAGTTAAACATCGCAAGACATTTGATAATGAACGTCTGATGTTCAACAAGATACACAACTCATACAAATAACCTAATAACTGGCCAAGGATGGCTAACCTATCTGGAGATACAAATGAAAGACTATAAAAATTTGCCCAACAAATCTCAGTGTGCTAGATACCTGCTTTGTGAGATAGTCATGGCAGTAGTTGCTGTCATATTATTCTCAGCTGTAGTGTGGCTCTATATGTGGAGGTTTTGATGGATACCTTATACGCTTATGGAGCTTATGGACGTGAGCCTGTAAAAGCTGACTGGATTAATGGTCTGGACTTTAAAATTGGTGGTGGTCCATACTTCTCAATAAATGATGTAGATAGACTTAAGGCTGATGGGTATTATCGCATCAGATTCTATAGGTTGAGCAATCATTTTGTATTTGAGGTTATGCTATAGAATATTTGTTTTAAGGCTCGATAATTTAAAAGCTATACGTTTGTATAGCTTTTTTTTTATCTAGGCTCTAGTATAGCTTAAATTAGCTCTATTCTATATTTTCTCGGTATATATCCGAATCTAATATCAAACCTATAGACTCATCTAATCTTACCCAAACCTTGCCACCTTTCACCACACTACCACGATATATTAACAATTGGTCAACTAGACTATCATCCATCCATAAACCGCTCTTAGTAATGCTATCTAGTAGTGGCTTCATATAATTGTCCACATCCCGTTTGCGATTGTCTGGTGGATACAATACCACAGTCATTGATACCTGCTGATCAATAGTCATTGGTCCAACACAATCTATTATTGACTTAATAGTATCTGCTGTATATGCATTACCAGCCTTGCCTATAAACACTCCATTCCTAGTCTTGGTATAATAACTGTTAATAGTAGGTGGGAATTTGGTGTAGAACTCGATTCTGTTCATAATAAGCCTTTTATTTGTACAGCGGTATTGAGGGAATTATAAGGGAATTATTTTCCCTATGTTAAATGGTTGTTTTAGTAGTCTTTTTTTTTTATATAGAGTAAATATATATATAAATAAAAGATGAAATTTTCGGAATAAGAATGATTCTTATTTGGGGTTTTTGGGTCGTCGCACCGGTATTTTCCCTTACAAAAAAAATCATCAAAAACACACTTTTTTCCCTTATATTTCAAATACTTATATAAGGAAAATATATTCCCTTCACTTTCCCTCGTTTCCCTTCAAGGGAAATCAAGGATATTCAGTACACTATTTAAACTTGAAATTATCTCTATAGCTATCTAATATCCATTGTTGTATCTTAAAACAATCTAGTGGGTCATATGAGCGTGTTTTACCTTTATATGGCCTACTGGTAGCGGTATATGATTCTTTAATTGTTAGATAGCCCATATTGAGCATATATTGTAATATATTATCCAATCCATCAATTGGACTTCTGATAGTCTTTTGGAATACTAGCTTTTTGTTTTTCCTAAGTGATCTTGTAAACAGCTTATAAGGTATAAGTTGATGTTCAATCTCTAATGGACTTCTGGCCATTGAAAAATCAGTAAAACCTCCAGACAATATTTTATATATGAATGGCACTATTACTTCATAAGTAACATCTTCAAATGCATTAGAAAAATCTGATCCGCTGAATACTTGCTCTATGCCAGCCAATTCGTATGCAGTGATACGTTTAGCCCATTCCCACTCAGAACCACCAATAAGCAGTCTATCATCCTTATGATAATTTGATTTGTTAATGACAGTGGCAATAGCGGCAAACTTCATAGTCTTCATATGCATTCTTGAAGCCATTACGCCCTTTGTAGTACCATCATTATCATTCTCTACATCAGTACAGAATTTGCTATGA